GCCCCGTGCCTCGTACAAGCACGTCTTCAACGCGCTCATGCTGGCCGAAGATACCAAGAAGGTTGCCACCCCGCGTTTTGCGCAGGACGCGGCCACCACCAAGACCCTCGCCGAGAAATACCCCAACATGCCCGCTCTGGGCTAACAAGGAGGCACTATGACTGGTTTTCAGCAAGCCGTTGCGATGTACCCGGCCGTGGGGATCTGGGGAGCGCGCGCTTCCATGGACCCCACCGCCGCCGTGAACGCCGGACAGTTCAACCTCACCGCCGGCATCCTTGGCGTTGCGGTCGGCAAGTTCGCGTGGCAGGCATACACCCCATCCACCGGACTCGGCGTCATCAACAACTTCTCCCCCACCGTCCCGACCATCCCGGATGGCTTCATCGGGAATGAACAGCAGGCGCTGATCACTTCCTGGTTGGCGCAGAATGGCATGGTCATTCCCGCTGGCTACGCGGTCGGCGCGTTCTACAATCGCGGGTCCTTCTGGGGCAAGACGGTCTACGCCGATGCGGCCATTGGCAACAAGGTGTTCGCGAACCTGTTCTCCGGCGACATCTACCCGGCCAACTCGGGAGCTTTCGTCACCACCGCTGTGGGCTCTGCCGCAAGCGTCACCGCTACGACTACTGCCGGATCGTTCAGCATGAACATCACCGCCACCGGCTCCGGCACCGTCGCGGTTGGCCAGCAGATCTCAGGACCTGGTCTCCAGGCGCAGCTTCCGACCTACATCGAGTCGTTCGGCACCTACAACGGCACGGCGGGCACCGTGAACCTCACGCAAGCCGCCGTCACCGCTTCTACCGGAGGCGCGTTTACCACCGTCGCCAACGTCGGTATCGGCGGCTGCACCGCCACCAGCGGCACCATCACCTCTGGTTCCGCCGCCCTGACGATGAACGCCGGAACCTACGTTGGCCAGATCGCCGTGGGCCAGCAGATCTACTGCGCTACCGCTGGCCTGCCCGTTGGCGCGTACGTGTCCGCGCTCGGCACCAGCACCGGCGGTGCGGGCACCCTCACGATCGGTCCGTCGAACGCCACTGCTACCATCACCGCGCAGGCGTTCCAGTTCTCGGCCTGGATCGAAACCCCCTGGTATTTCCTGTCCGCCGGAAACGTCGGTGATCTCGTCAAAATCGGAACTCGGTGGTAAGGAGCGATAACATGGAAAAATTCACTCAAGAAACCCTCCTCTTGGCCGAGCGCTACGGCATCGGCATGGACAGCGGTGATCACGAACTGATCCCATGCGTTGATGTGCATGACCATCGCGGCATGGCGCTCGATCAGGCCATGCAGATGGCACAGGACGCTCCCACCAACCTCATCCAGTCCGGTATGATCACGGTAGCGAATGCCGGAATCCCGAACTACCTGTCCAACTATCTCGATCCGGAAGTGGTGCGCGTCATCACCACCCCGCTCAAGGCCGTCGAGATCTTCGGTGAGGTGAAGAAGGGAGACTGGCTGATGGATTCGGCCCAGTTCCCGATGCTGGAAAGCGTCGGTGAAGTGACGAGCTACGGTGACGACAACGACAACGGCCTCGTCGGCGCCGATGCGAACTGGATTCCTCGCCAGTCCTACGCCTACCAGTGCTTCACTCGCTGGGGTGACAAGGAACTTGCGAAGGCCGGGCTCGCCAAGCTCGACTGGGCGGCGGAACAGAACGTCGCTTCTGCGCTCATCATGAACACCTTCCAGAACCGTACGTATTTCTTCGGCGTCGCTGGCCTGGATTGCTACGGACTCACCAACGATCCGTCGCTGCCCGCGCCTATTTCGCCGCTCGCCGGTTCGTGGAAGACCGCTACCGGCGTGCAGATCGTCGCCGATTTCCAGAACCTCTTCGTGACCTTGCAGCAGCAGGTCAACGGCAACCTGGAAATGGAAGACGAACTCATCGTCGCCATGCCTTCCACGCTCCAGCCCTACCTCCTGACCCCGATGGCGAACGTATACGGCACACCGAGCGTCAAGGCGTACCTGAAAGAGGCGTTCCCGAAGATGGTCTTCAAGACGGCTCAGCAGTATGTTATCCCGATTTCCGGGAACATGGTGCAGATGATTTCTCCGAAGGTACAGGGCCAGAAGACCGGCTTCTGCTCCTTCACCGAGAAGGTCCGCGCGCATGCCATCGTGCGCAAGACCTCCAGCACCCACCAGAAAAAGTCCGGTGGAAGCTGGGGCGCCATCATCAAGATTCCGGCTGGCATCGCCACTGGACTCGGCTACTAAACCTCACTCAAGGAGATCGAAATGGAGTTCCTCAGCGTCTATTGCAAACTGCCCAATGGACTGACCATGTGTTTAGAGGACGGTAACGACGTCAAGAAGGTCACGCTGCCGAGATCTTCGCGCTACATCCTTCCGCATCCCAAGTTCATCGCCACGAAGGAGGAGTACATCGTTTTCTCCTCCACCGTCACGCCGGTGGCGAAGGATTTTTGGGATGCGTGGGTGAAGAAGATGGGACCGGACTACCCGCCCTTGAAGAACAGAATGGTGTGGGCCGTTCCCGCCGCGAAGAAAGCCGACGGCATCGCCACTGCGAGGGAGATGGAAACCTCACAGACCGGCTTCGAGCAGATCGACCCGAAGAAAACCGGCGTCAAAGGCATTTCCAAACGCGATGAGCGCGACGCGCCCGACAAAGACGACGAAGAGGTTTAGCCATGGCCAGCAACCCAACCATTCCAGCTACGTTCGTACCGGCGGATTTTCTCGAACTCTACCCTGAATTTTCGCTCCTGAATGCGGCGCGTCCTACGATTCTTGCCATCTACTTCGGCAAGGCGGGTCTGTATTGTCGCAACGACGGGGCCGGGCTGGTGAAGGATGCTTACACGCTCACACAATTTCTCTGGATGATCACCGCGCACATCGCCGCCATCAACGGCGGTGTGAACGGCCAGCAACCGGGGCAAGGCGTGGGGCGCATCAGCAGCGTTGGCGAAGGCTCCGTGCATGTCTCGCTCGAAATGAAAACGCCCGGAAGCGCCGCTTGGTTCATGCAGACCAAGTACGGTGCAGAGTATTGGCAGGCTTCTCTGCCGTACCGCTTGGGCGGTCACTACGTCAATCCGCACGTTCAAGGATACGGGGTGTGAAATGGGTGCAATGAGTGGTGGCGAAAAATTCCTGACGTATTGCGTGGAAGCGCAGAGAGCGCTTGGTTCTGCGACTGAGGTGCATATCGGATTTCTCGAAAACGCCACTGCGGGCTACAACGGTCCACGGCCTAGAAAGGGCGCAATGAAGCGCACCAGCAAAGCGCCCACGGCGATCTCCGCCGTGCCTGCCGCCTACGTAGCCGCCATCCAAGAATATGGCGATCCGTCCCACAACATCCCGGCGCGTCCGTTCTTCTCCACGATGGTTGAGAAGCAATCCCCTACCTGGGGGCAACTTCTCGCCATCGCGCTTGAGCGGAACAACTACTACGCACGGCCCGCGCTCACATTGGTTGGCCTCAAGATTCAAGAGCAACTCAAACAATCGATCGTCGAGTTTGACAACCCTCCCAATGCGGCGTCTACCATCGCGAAGAAGGGGTTTGACAGCCCGCTGATTGACTCTCACAACATGCTCAACGCCGTAGACTTCGTGGTGCTGTAATGAGTCTGCATGATATGGTCGCCAACGTCATTTGCACCATCAATCCAATGATGACGTGTCAACTATACGCTTCCACCGGAAGCGCTCCCGTTGCCGGTGGAAAGTCCACGCCCACGTTTGCCGCTCCGGACAACGTCGTTGTGCAAGGTCAGCAACTTACCACTGAAGACTTGAAGCACATGGCAGAAATGGGCATGAGCGGCATCACGCGCAAAGTGTGGTGTGATACCATTCTGCACGGAATCGACCGTGCGGCAGGCTTGGGCGGCGACAAGCTCGTGCTCCCTGATTCAACGATCTGGCTAGTGGTCGCGGTGCCCGAAGTTTGGACCGATTGGTGCTCCGCGCTTCTGCAAAAACAGGTGGCCTTATGACTAACTACGTCGTTACGCCGAGCGAGATTTCAGTCAACACGGCAATTCAAGCGTGGGTCATGGCGGCGCTCGGGCTCGATCTCGGGCACGTGCTTTTGGCATACGACAACGGTATTTCGATTCCGCTCGATCCCTACGTCACGTATTTCTCTCTGCGCGACAAAAACCTCTCTACGCCAGTGCTCACCAACGTCGGCACAAACTACCAGAGCAACACGGCGAGTGAAGAAGACGAATACCAGATCGATTGTTTCGGCGCTGCCGCTAAAGATTTCGCTAAGCTTCTCTACCTGCTGGTGAGATCCGACACTACGAGCGAGTGGTTCGTAGCCAATGCCGGAATCACCATCGACGCCACCGATGCCGACGAGCCGACGCACCTGCCAATCGTTAACGACCAAAATCAGTACGAGGAGCGGTGGACAATGCGGATCAGGTTTTCCGTGCCGACCGTCATCACCACCCCGCAAGATTTCATGGCCACGGCCACCATCAACCCGCTGGTTAACGTCTCAACCCTTCCCAGATAAGGAATAGAACATGTCGATTCCCGCTTCTACAATCGTCTCTGTGGTGCCGAGCGTTCTGGCTGCTGGCGGGAATCCGCTTGCCCTGAACGGTCTGTTCCTTTCCGCCAACAACGCGCTTCCCATCGGAGCGCCAATCAGCTTTCCGTCGCTTGCCACCGTGCAGGCGTATTTCGGGCAGTACTCAACCACCTTCACCGCTACCGTCGCGGCCACCGCCATGAGCGTGTCGGCCATCGCAAGCGGCGGACCTCTCCAGGTCGGGCAGTACATCCAGGGAACGCTTGCTACCGGTGCGCTCCCCGGGGCCTACATCTCTGCCGTGACCAATTCTGGCGTTGCGCCCTGCACTGTCACCCTCAGCGGTGCTGGCTGGACCCAGGCCACCGCCATGACATACACCGCCAATGAACTGGAATCTCAGATGGCCTCGGTCTACTTCAACGGCTACACTTCGAGCACCATCAAGCCGACCGCGCTCCTCATGGCACGCTACGTCACGGCAGGTGGCAGCGTCGGATCTACCTATCTAGGCTCAGCAGCTTGGCTTCGCGGTGCCGCCGTCACTCTAGCAGCAGTGCAGGGGGTCACCTCCGGCACGATCGCGCTCACCATCAATGGCCTTCTCTGCACCTCCTCCGCGCTCAACCTTTCCTCCGCGTCCAGTCTTTCCAACGCCGCCTCGCTCATTCAGACCGCATTCTCTTCGGCCTTCATCGGTGCAGCTCTCGGAACTACGGTTTCGTGGAACGGCCTTGCTGGCGGCTTCGTCATCCAGTCTGCGGCCAATGTCACGATCACGACTTGCGCCGGAACTTCGATCACCGCCGCTACCGGCACGCCTGCCGCCGTCCTCGGGCTCACTGCGGCGCAGGCTACGATCAGCGCTGGCTCTGCTGTGAGCGTTCCCGGCACCTTCATGTCCGCGCTCATTCTGCAGACCACCAACTGGGCCGGATTCTCTACCTGCTTTGAGCCCTCTGCCACGGACAAGGCGCTCTTCTCCGCATGGAACTCCGGCACCGGCGGCCAGTTCGCCTACGTGCCGTATGACTCCGACACCACCATCGTGAGTACCAACGCGTCTACCACATGCATTTCGCGCGTTGCCTCGCTCAATAACTACGGAGGGACGTGCGCTGTGTACCAAGATCCCAACGCCGCCGCCTTCGTGCTCGGCTGGATCGCGTCGATTAACTTCAACGCGGTTGCCGGAAGCTCGGCCATCGCCTACAAGAGCGGTACCGGTATCACGCCATCGATCACTGACCCGACAAGCTTTGCAAACGCCATCGCCAACGAAACGAACTTCTACGGGCAGTGGGCAACCGCAAATTCCACGTTCACGCTCTTCTACAACGGCAACATTTCCGGCCCCTTCAACTGGATCGACTCTTACGTCAACGCCATTTGGCTCAATAGCGCACTCCAGCTCGCGCTCATCAACATGTTCCAGGTGATGAACACAATTCCGTACACCAACGCCGGCTACGCCACCATCAAGGCAGCGTGCAAATCCATGCTCGATCTCGCTCTCGCCAACGGCGTCATTGATCGCGGTGTGTCGCTCACCTCAACACAGGCCAATGCTGTGGACACCGCCTCCGGGCTCATCATTGATCCAGTGCTCGCAACCACAGGCTACTATCTCCTGGTGCTCCCTGCTACCGGAACCCAGCGCGCAAACCGCACCTCGCCTCCCTGCACCCTGTGGTACATGGACGGTGGGTCCGTCAACCAGTTGAACCTTGCGTCCATCGACGTGCAGTAGTACAAAGGAGAAAAACATGAAAACGCTTACTTCCAACAACGCGAGTTTCATCCTCACCATCCCGGGGGTGTTCAACGCACCGTTCCAGGTTCAGGGCTTCGCCGCCGACGACATGTTCTCCACCGATCCGCAGAAGCCCGTTGAAGTTGTCATGGGCGTTGACGGCACCCTCAGCGCCGGCTACGTAAAGCATCAGATCGTGCAGAAGATCAAGCTCTCGCCTGACTCCCCCTCCATTGCGTATTTCGATCAGTGGCTCGCGGCGATGGATACCGGCCTCGACGCCTACCCAGCCTCGGGTGTCATTACCATGCCGGGAAATGGCGCACAGTACACGCTCACCACCGGCTGGCTCACTCAGTACAAAAACATGCCTGACGCGAAGAAGCTCTTGCAGCCGCAGGAAATGGAAATTACTTGGCAGCTTGTCCAAAAGGGGAGCATGTAACATGCGCAGAGTAGAAGATTTCAGCATCACCGCCGAAGGGCGTGACAATGGCAAGATGTTTCGGATCACCGAAATGTCCGCATTCGCTGCAGAGAAGTGGGCCGCGCGTGCGCTCCTTGCATTGATGAAATCCGGCGTCGAAATACCGGACAACGTCGCTAAGGCTGGCCTCGCGGGGTTGGCGGCGCTTACCATGCGCGCTTTCGGTGGCGTTGCCCCTGAGGCCCTTCTTCCGCTTCTTGACGAAATGTTGAGTTGTGTGAAGTGCATTCCTGACCCACGCCACCCCGACCAGTCTGCGCGAGCATTGGTGGAGGAGGACATCGAAGAGGTGAAAACCATATTCGAGATTCGTAGACGACTGCTGGATCTCCATCTTGGTTTTTCGCTCGCCGCCAAGCTCTCGACTTTTCCAGCTTCGGCGGCGGAAGCGGAGCCGAGCTCGAAGACTACGTAAACGTACAAGGCGCGATCGGCGTTATCGTGAGCCGTAAGCTGGCAACGCTCAATGAACTACAAACAGTTTACGGCCCACAAGACACGTACGACCTCTGCGAAATCATCATGGTAGATAACGAAAACGAACGACGACTGGCAAGGAACGAAAATGGCTAAAGTCATCGACAGCTTGCTGATCACCCTTGGCCTTGATCCCGCCAAGTATCTTCAAGGTCTCCACACGGCGTCGGAGACATTGAGTGAACTTGGCGAGAAGGCCGAATCAACCGCAAAGAAGTTGGAAGAAGAGGGAGAGAAGGGCGCCGAGTTTTTCGACACGATCAAGGAGCACGCGCTAGAGTTCTTTGGCGTCATGGCATCTGCAGGTGCCTTCATGGCATTCACAGAGCACATGATCACCTCACAAGTAGCGCTTGGACGCCTTTCCAAGGAATTAAAGACTCCCGCGCAAGACATACAGGCCATGGGTATGGCATCGGAAAAGCTCGGCGGGTCTGTACAGGGCACCCAAGCGGCGATCGAGCGCTTGGGTACTGGGCTTGCGAGCATGGAAAAGCATGGGCCACGTTGGCAGCGAACAGCGCTTTCTCTCGGCATGGCGCTAGGTGGAACGGGCAAGGCTGCCCAAGCGCTAGGCGAAAAAATGTTCAAGGGCAAGGGTCCTATCGAAGCGATGGACATGCTCGCAGAAAAAATGCAGGGAAAGAACTTCATCGAGGCAAAAGCCTCTCTTGGGCGACTTGGCTTAGACGATGGTCAGATACGCATGATCATCCAGGGCAAGGAGGCTATGCACGAGCTAGTAGAGGAAAATAGGAAATACACTGCCACTGACGAGGATTTGGAAAAATCCCAGGCAATGGAAGAGACCATGAAAAACTTAAAGTTTTCCATGGAGAAAGTGGCCACTACGCTTGCGCAATTCCTTCTTCCCGCGCTGAAATGGGTTGGTGACGCCTTCTTGAAAATAAGTGATTGGGCGGCAGAGCACCCCGCACAGTTAAAGTCTGCGCTCATGGCGCTAGGCGCGGCCATGCTTTTCTTGAGCGCTTCCACCATCGCCGCTATTGGTCCGGCCATAGGGCTGTGGATGGCACACAACGTTGGCGCAATGATGGCTACAGCAAGCTTCCTCATGGTGAAGGCGGCGGCAATTGCTATGTGGCTTGCTACGCTCGGCCCGGTTGGCTGGGCAGCCGTCGCGTTCCTGGCCATTGTCGCCGCCATTGGCCTGCTCGCTATCAAGTTCCAGTGGGCACGTGACATTCTCGTTGCAGGGTGGAGCTACATTAGGACGATCCTCGTTGCTGTGTGGGACATGATCAAATACGTGTTCGACGCGATATCGGCGGGGCTGGATCTGATCGTCGGCATTTTCACCTTCAATGGCGACAAGATCAAGGGCGCGTGGAGCGCCATGTGCGGAGCAATCAACAGCGCGTTCAAGAAGCTAGGTGCAATCCTCGTCTTTTACGTGCTCACCATGGCCGTGGCCATAGTAGAGACATTCCATCTTCTTTGGGACGCGCTGAAGGGGCCTGCTCAAAGCTTCTTCGATTGGATCGGAAAGAAGTTCGAAGCCGTGGCCAAGGTGTTCAAGGCCATTGCCGCGATCGTCTCCGGTGGCAATGCGCAGACCGGTGAACAGGGGCCTCAGAGGGCGCGCAATGAACATGAAGAGGCCCTAGTCCATGATACGCACGTTCCTACATCAACCAGCGCCCCGTCATTAGGCACTGCTATTGTGCAGAGTGTCGCGGCCAAAGCAACAAAACCAGCGTCTGCTGCCACCTACAGCACACAGTTTGTGCCGATCAAAGCCGCCAGCGTCGCACCTCCATCAGCTTCACCAGTCGGCTTTGTCCCGGCTACCGGACCGGTGAACGCTCCAAAGATCGGCAAGTCAAACGTATCTTCTGCGGAGTTTGACGCCGCCATGGAAGCGCACCACGTCAAGCGCATGGCCGCTAGCGACGCGGTAAAACCTTCTACCGTGAATAATACCAAGAATGCTCCGGTCACCACTACTAGCACGGTGCACGTAGATACGATTAACGTCAACGCCCCACAGGCTAACGACGCTGCCGGAGTGGCTAGCGGGATCACCGGCGCGATAAAAGATGCGCACTCAGACCTTGTAAACCAAGCCGATGGAGGCATGGCATGAGCGACTTCTCTCTACCAGGATCCAACCCACCCTCCGCTCCCAACTCGCTGGCGCAAGCCCCCAACAAGTTCACCGTTCCGCAATCACCGTCTCCGAACTCACCATTTGCCGGACAGGGGTCCAGCGGTGCTGCGTCGGGCGCCAATCTGGTTACCATCGTACCGCCATTCACACAGTCTTGGGGAGTTTACTATGCAAGCAGCAATCTGCAAGCTCTGGATATAGATACGTGTGTAGAGGTTAAGTTCGGGCAGACCGCCAAAATATCTTCTGCCCCACAGGAGATTGGTGCGTTTTCGTCGTACAACGTCGTGCTTGAGCCACACCAACCAAAAGTAAAGGTGGCGGTCGGTGGTCAGGTACGCATGCGCGCGTTGATGAACAGTTTGCAAAATCTAATAGGAACTACTACTCTGTTTAACGTGGTCACCCCAGAGATAACTTACTTCGACGTGGCCATCTCCAAATACGACTACGCACGGACACAGAAGCAGGGGAAGAATCTTCTAGTGGCTGAGATTACTTTTACGCATATCGTGCAAGTAGCGCCAGCATACTCAAAAACTAAAATACCGGCGGCCAAAGCAAAGAATCCTAAGTCTGCCGACAAGAGCGTGGGCGGGCAAGTACAGTCTGCGCCGGCGCCCACTATCGAGCAGCAGAATGGCGCTATGTCAAGACAGCTATTTGGCGGCGGGGCCGTCACCAACTCACTAACCGGCGCCGGGGTGGCACAATGAGCATGTACTGTGATCTTGCGGTTAATGGAGTTCCGATCTGGTACGGTCGTCTTTGCCTCAACCTGTGCGGCATGAACTGGTACCGTTACATGGGATTTACCGGGCAGCTTCTGTTTGTGGACACACAGGGAAGCAACGACCCTGATTACACCGGCCTTGGAGATAGGTACCAACTGGTTTACGCCTATCTTGGTCCAGATGCCGTGACGCTTCCATTGCAGGCTGCGCCATCACAGCAATTCGACGTCATCCTCAACAATCAGCTTTGCACCATTTCTATTTATACGAAGTGACACAATGACCACAGGAATGTCGTTCACTCAAAAACTCATCACCGTCAACTTGACGCTGAAAAGCGGCACGTTTGACGGTACGAACAACACCAAAGTTATCAGCGGTCTTCGGGTAAAGTGCGAAGCGGACAAGAGCGGAACGCCGTCAAAGAGTACGTGCAAGCTCAAGATATACGGCATGCTCCAGAATGACATGGACACGCTCACCACCATCCCCGCACAGGCCAACAAACCGCTAGCCGTGCACCACAATCTCGTACAAGTTCTGGCTGGCGACGTGTATGGCATGAGCACGGTATTCCAGGGCGACATAACGGAGGCGTTCTCAGACTTCCACGCGGAGCCGGAGACCTTTTTCAGCTTAGAGGCAATCACCGGATACTACCCGTCCATCGCCCCGGTTGCGCCCAAGAGCTATAAGGGCGGCGTTAGCGTTAGCACCATCATGCAGGGTCTGGCGTTGCAGATGGGATACACGTTTCAAGATGCTGGGGTTACTGCTCAGCTAAGAAATCCTTACTTATCGGGCACGGCCATGCAGCAAGCTCAAGCAGTGGCAAATGCCGCAAACATTGAGTTCGGCGTCGATAACGGGACACTTTTCATCGCCCCTAGAGGTGCGTCTAGGCCCGGGTTTGCGCCGCTGATTTCTCCGGGCTCCGGGCTCATCGAATACCCTACATTCAGCAAAAAAGGAATTAAATTCTCTTGCCTGTATACTCCTGGTCTTTCTCTTGGGGGGCTGGTCAACGTGCAATCATCTATAAAGGTTTGTTGTGGCACCTGGAAAATAAACAGCCTCAAGCATGAGCTAGAGAGTATGGCGCCTAACGGCAAATGGCTCTCCAAGGTGAGTGCCTCTTGGATAGGGAGTTGACGCCATGACAGATTCGCCGGTCTACCCGCAACAAGGTTTGTCAGACGCAGACACGCCGTTTAACGCGCTGATGTTCACAATTAAGCGCGCGTTGTCTAGCGTGAACGTCGCCACGCTGGTTCAGGTGCAGGAAGTGTACGGTGCTGGCATTGGTCCAGTGGGCACCGTTGACGTGCTTCCGCTCGTTAACCAAGTTGACGGGGCCAACCAAGCCACACCGCACACGACAATTTATGGCGTTCCCTACTTCAGGTACCAGGGTGGCACCAACGCGGTGATCGTGGACCCAAGTGTCGGAGACTTCGGATTCTGCATATTCGCTGATAGGGATTTCGGTTCTGTACAAGCCGGTATCGAAGGTGGCAACGCCGCTATGCTCGCCGTTCCAGGTGCAGGAGCGCCGCCAAGCTCTGAGCGTAGGTTCGATTACGCCGATGGGATATACTTGGGCGGCTGGAACGGCGCATCCACGCTAGCTCCCATTAGCTACGTGCAAGTAGTGGACGGCACCATCAACGTGGTGAATCCGACCCAAGTCAACTTGCAAGTAGGCGGATCTTCCGCCGTGCTCACGTCGGGGATTTTCACGGTGAACGCCAATTTGAAAGTGAACGGCACTTCCGAAGTCACCGGCAACGCCACATTCGATGCGCAGGCTGAGGTGAAGGGTTTGCTTCTTGCAGACGCCAGTATACAGGTTTCAGGCACAGTCTCAGGTGCCGGTGGAAGTGGCGGCCTCACGGTCAGCGTTCCGATCACC